AGTAAATCAACGCGGGTTATAGTCATGCTCGACGCAGTCGGCTTCTTAGATTCTTTCGTCGAAGACGAAGTTAAATGTCGCATGGTTTCCGAAATGGATTTCGGTCAACCAATCGCTAATGAAGAAAATGATGTACCCTTATATGACAACCAGAACAGAGGATTGTCATTGTGTCAAGAGGGAATGGAAAGAAAGAATCTAGGGACAGAACCGATGGAGCGTCCGGGATTGACCGGATACATTCCGTCGATGGAGGAAGGAGCGGAAGCTGGAGCCTCACCGAAGTCGAAGATGATTCTGATGGATCTGGGAGCACCGTCGGAGGAAATGATGGCCCAGTCGAAGAAAAGGCGTGGTTTGAGCCGGTAGGAAACGAAGAAATCTCTGACTGCCCAGGGGGTATTTGTCCTGTGCCCTGGGCAAAAGATAATGAAGAAGAGAAGCGTAGTGCCAAGGAAAAGCGTGAAACCCCTTGGGACACTTACCTTGCAAAACACAAAGAAATTTGGGAAGAAGATATCGATCTAACTTCCGATCCGGTTAACCACCCCGCTCACTACACTTCCGGATCCATTGAATGCATTGAAGCGATCGAAGCACAATTAACACGTGAAGAATATAGAGGGTACCTAAAAGGATGCGCGGCAAAGTACGTTTGGCGAGAACGGCAGAAAGGGGGTATTGAGAGCTTACAGAAAGCGCAGTGGTATCTTGAGCGTTTGATTGAGCTTGGTGACTGATCACATCAGTCTCTTTGACGCCAGTCATCTGTTTTCTCTTGGCTAAACCATTCGACAATGTCATCCGGATCCTTAAATGTGGTCCGGTGATTTGTTGGATCAGGATCTCCTAAATCCATAGCGTTCATAAATCCGTCCAAGCTATCTGCTTTCATCTCTGGATTTCGGGACAAACGCCTGGCACGACGTAAGATCTCGGCTGCCGAACGATTCGCCTTGGCTAATTTTTCGGCCCAGATCATGTCTTCTAACAAAACCTCTTGTTTCTCGGCAATACGTGAACAAATGAATTCAAGCCGCTTGCGGTACTCAGTAGACAGCATGTCTGTTTATCCGCTCAAAAAGGAGTTACATCGTCTTCATCTTCGTCAGCGTCGAACATCTGACTTACAGCCAACTCGGCCAATTCCAATTCGGTGGGCACATCGAAGTCAATTTGGATATTTTCATCTTCCATGAGGGACTTAATTGCATACCATTCCATTAATCTTTGGTGGTACAAGTTCAATAGGGCTGCATGTAGCTGCTCCCAAGTCATTTCCTGGGCACATATTTCTGCTTTCCGCATCGAAAATTGAAGTTCAAGTGGTAAATGAAATTCTCTAGGCTCCACAGAACGTTCCATTTCGATTTCTTTTGCTTCCGTTATTCTAAGGCTACACGTCAAAGATAGCATTCAACTCCGAGTCGGTTAGCGCTGCCCAAGGGTCTTCTTGGACACGGAATGAGTTTGCAAACTCAGCCAAGACATAAGGACTGATCTGGGTTTCCAGCTGCCTAATCGCACCTACTTGATGCCTGGAAGCTGAGTAATAGCGGAAAGCACGAAGTAAAATATCGGTGCCATAATCTTCTTCGGGATCAATTTCAGTGAGAAAAAGCTCGGCTTCTTCACGTCGTCGATCAATTAAACCCCCAATAACTTTGTGCTCTGCATCGAAGACCCAGTCGGACATGACCAGGGTTGCTCCATGAAAATCTTCGCGTTCAATATTGTCAATAACTTCGCTGTACAGGAAAGATTCCCAGCCAACTGAATGTATAAACGACACCAAAGCCTGGGTCATGTAGGGATCTAAACCCAGATTCAGCTTGCGTAATTGCGCTTCAATAACAGTAATTTCGTTGAATAAATACTCGACTGCCTTTTCGTACGTACATCGCTGGCCTTGTCTTACCGGAGAACCATCCGGATAAAACTGCGTGCCAAAGCCAAGGGTGTACGGCTCTTCTCCAGTAGAAGGATCAGGGTATGCTTTTTCGCTATACCCTTCATACTTACGAATAAGTTCTACAGCTAGCGAATAATCCGCCATGGAGGTAATAAGCATTACCTCCAATCATACACAAATTATTTACCTTGACCGCGATACTTTTTCTTGTTACCTGTAGGTTTTGAATGCTTTCCTTGACCCTGACGTGTTTTTTTGGGACGTGCCTGAATGTAACCGTCGGCTTTTTTCATGAATCCAAAGAAGCTTCGCACATAATGCTAAACAGGAAGAACTTCATTTGCCTAAATTTTTCCTGTTGTTCTTTAGGCCTGGCAGGAGAACCCGGCCAGTGTTGAAGAGCATCACAGACTGCCTGGTATAAAACCTGACAATCTTCGATGGACATTTCCATCTCAACGCTTACCATTTGACTTTGTGACTCCAATAACGGGCAGAAAACTTGTCAGGTTTACTATCCTGTGCATTATGTCGAGCATAATATGACTTCCTACGTGCTTTCTCTTTGGCTGTCTTCGGATTCTTGCCAGCGCCTTTTACACCCTGCTGACCAAAGCGGACGATTTTTTCTTCTCCGTCTTTACAAGCTTTTACGACGTGTGACTTCGTTGGATGTCCCGGAGTCTTTTTAGGTTTATTGCAAGCCATCTTGTCCTTGGCAAGCTTGGCTGCTTTTGCTGCTTTTTTGCGTTTATCAGCCATCAGAAACCTTTAAACATCGAGGTAAATTCTCCGAGGATCTCTTGTCCACGCTTGGACTTGTAATCCTCATCATCGTCATCATCTAAGTTTAAGTTGAAGTAACTTTTATCTTTTTTAGTTGTATCCCTATCGGAGTCTTGTTGATCCGCTTCGTCTGCATCAAAGAAACTTTGAATTGTGCCAAGGGATGCAAACGGGTCACTGAAGTCAAGGTTAGTGGTTTTCAAGGCTTCATCACGGCCTCCTACGGTTAACAGTTTTTGCTCTGAACGTTCTAAATCAGGGAAAAACTTGGTATAGAAGTCATCTTCTGTGCCCTGGTAGCCTGCCTTCTGAAAAACTTTATATAATTCAGTGTCAGGCTTAGCTTGTTCATTTTTGAAATCTTCGGGACGATCAATGTAAGTAATGCCAAGTTTTGCTTGTGTTGGGTCCTGTCGTTTTTCGTTTAGATATTTAATATTTTCACGGATCTGTTGAGCAGAACCGGTGCGTAAAGTTTCGACAATGTAATCTTTTAGTTCCTCAATACTTCCAGCGAAGTCGTCAAGTCCGTATTGCTTCAGTACCTTTTCATACTCTTCCTGATTTTCTGGGTCTAATCCTTTTATAACTTCGTCAGCAAATTCTTCTGGAGTAACAAATTGTCCAAAGACTGATCCTTGTTCAAGAGCTTCTTTTTCCAAAGCAGGGAGAATATTTTTATAGATTTCATCCTTGACCTTTGAAGCGTTCACAATATCTTCTGCGGGATCGAATGGAGCTGGATCTCCGTCCTTATCTTTAAAGTTCTGTCCTACCAGTTGGAAATGCATTCTGGCAAATCCTTCTTTATCATTAGGTCCAACACCAAAGCGATAAGCTTGCTGTGTCCAATATGGATCTTTTTTCTGGAACTTTTCCCAATCCTCATTAACAATTTTTGACTGTTCTGCATATCGTGTAGCTCTACCAGCATCCCCTGTGGGATTAAAATAGAACGTTGGATCAAAGCCACGTGCGCTTTCTCCACGGAGGTCATCAAGATATTTACGGGCACGAATATCTGCAACCTGAGAAGTAGCGTTGACAATATCTTGTGTTTGGAAAGGATTCTGTTCTTCTTGACGAACGTCGAGATACTCAACAAACTCGTCCATAGAACGGGAAGTATTAAAACGAGGATTCAAATAATCATCAATAAATTGACGTGCAAAATCACCTTCAATTTTAATTTTTTCTTCTGCATTATCTACTGTATATCCAAGTTCTAGGTCATCTTGATAACGTTCTTTTAAGGTGTTATCAAACCACTGTTGCCAGTTATATGTAGCTTCGTTCTTTACACCAGTAATGTTTTGCAGACTTTTCTCCAAGGATTCCTCTGCCTTGCCGCCGCCAGTGAAAGACAGGATACCGCCAACGCCTGTATCCCCCAAGATACTTTCAGTTAGTGTTTGATTGATACCGGTAATTTCACTAAAGCCACTAAAACCTTTATAGAGATCCAGCATTTGTTCTTGCTGGCGTGCTTTATTCATTTCCGCAATTGTCTGTTTTAAAACATCTTGAGTTAACGCACCAAACTTTTTAACATCAACTATGGCTTTAGAGCCGACGGCAGTGGATATCGCGTCTTCTAAGTCAGTAATGCCAGTAGGTTGACCGGCCTCCATCGCATATTTAAACTTAACGTCTTTATCTTCTTGGCGTTGGGACAAGCGGAATAACGCAACAAAATCATCCTTTTTAGTAACATCTAAAAAGTTTTCTTTCGCTAGCTTTTCCCAATAAGGATCATCTCGTTTTGCTTTTTCCCATTGAGCGGCAACTTCGGGCACGCGCAACAGACGATCAGTTTGCGAACCAGTGTCTACACCAAGCTGAAGTGTACGGATGTCTTCAAAATCTTTATCAGTCGGCTTTTCGGAATAAATATTGGCAGCGGTAAGTTCTTCTGCAGCATTGCCACGATTGCCCGCAGCTTTGCCTTGATTTGTGTAATGGCCTAAATAGTACCCACCACTGCTTCCATACCGTTCGGTGATATCAATGTCATCGTCTGCAACTGCGGCTTTCCAAGCTTCTGCAACAGTGGGGTTTGTTTTCCCATAATATTTTGGATCAAAAGTTCCATAAGGAGGTTTTGCTCCTTTACTGACATCCCAAGTTTTTAGCTTTTCTTTTCGGTAAAAATCTTTATAGCTATCTTCTAGTTTGTTGAGGACTTTTTTATCGACCCCTCCAACCTTACGAATTAGCGCCCGTTTTTTTACATAGTCACCACCTTTCGTGCTATTGGCAGCTGACAAAGTAGTTTTATAGGCATCGTTAAGTGCAGTATTTTTTTTATTTAACGCTTTATTCTCTTTATTATTTTTTTTGTTTGTACTGTTTTTTATTGTGTTTTCCCGGTTTTTCTTCGTATCGGGAACCGTTCTGGTTCTTGTTTCTTTCCAGCAACGCTTGAAAATCCACCATCCACTACACTTTTCTACTTTATATTTTTCTTTTTTTGTTAGGTCCGTAGGATAATTAGTCCGATAGTCGGTTTTGTAGTTGGTTTTTTCGTTTTTAAGCTTCCATCCTTTGGAGCTATCGTAATAAAGACCCACTATCCTGCCGCCAGGTTTATCGACTCAATCTCATTATTATAAACAAAGATGTCGATAACCTCCTGTTCTTGCCATGTAACGATTTTGGCTAGTCGGTCAGGACAGAAATAAGCCTGTTTCCGGTACCATTCCTCCATATCGTGGGAAGCTTTGTTCTGGTTACAGCGACGACAGGCCGGAACCAGATTGTTCCTGTTGTTTGAGCCGGATTTAAACCTTGGTACGATGTGATCTAAACTTGTTGCTTCTTCGCCACAGTATCCACAGCAGTGGTCCCAGGCTTCGTATATTGATTGTCGATAACGTCGTTTCGCTAACTTTGGAGTGATTTCAATGAGCAGGGAAAGGGGATCCTGTTCACAATTGAACATACTCTTTAGTTGCCGTTAATTAATTCTACGAGTAGATATTTACACTTCAAAACAAACAGATAAAGACTTTCTGAAGTCGCTTGACACCTCAGTAAGGGTTTATACCGTGATGAAGTATCCACGCCTCACACAGCATGGCTTCCAAGTCTTCATGGGTATCTGCCAATAAGGCAGGTGAAATCCTGGGCCTTGATCGCAAAACTCTTTTTCAGTACCGCGACGACGGCACACTGAAGCTCGGGCCGCACTTTGCAGCTTTTTCAAACACGTTTTCGCGTGACAGCTACCGCTGGAACGTTGTTGCTGTCAAGAAACACTTGCAAGATGTCGGAGTACTTTCCGAGGCCGCTTGACGGATCGATACAAACGTTTCCGCAGTTGATGCGATAGCAGAAGGTCGGTGATGTTTACGCCTACCTTTTGATACGCCATTGCGCAGTACAACTGTTCAGACAGAGATTGCAAGCAGTCCTGCCAGTTGCGGGGCTGCTCTTCTTTTAGCCTGAAAATTATAGCCCATTGAGGGTGTACAGGGCTTACAGGGCGACGTTTGCCTTGTATGTAGATCGAGGCCTCAGGACCCCAGGAGAAGCCTTCTAGGGCGTCTGGAGTAAGGCCATAGGTCGCGATCATACCAAACAGCCAAGCTAATCGGCTGCGTCTTCGATTCGTCCGTAGTTTAAAATACTCATCAACGATGGTTTGGTCGTTGGGAGGGGTATGTGTCATAGCTGTATTGGTTAGTGTCCCAGAACAATAGTCATCCGGAGCAGGAACCGCGAGCGAGTACAGAAGTCCTTAATAAGTCCCATGAGACTTAATAAGATTATACAATCAGTAACAAATCTTTTGTTTTAACCTTCCTTCATGAATCCCTTGTCTTTCAGCCACTCGCCTGTTAAGGGAGTAGGGGTGTAGTACTCCCACATTTTTAGGGGTCCCGCACAAACCTCTAAGGCGTCTTTGGTCTTATCTTCTACGTACATTGCCCACATTGCCTCGGCTTCAAAAGGTAATACGTTTTTCGGGTACGTCCGTTCTGCTCCGCGACGAATCCAGTCAGGGACATCTTCTTCTGGAAAAATCAAAGCTGTAAACGTATTGTTCAGAGTTCCCGCCATGCAGTCCTGTGCCGTATGCCATGCTTCATGACGAATAACCTGAATCATCTTGGTGGGCTGATCCAAGTAGAACTTGTTTAAAAAGATGTTGTTTAAACGAACGTCATAGACACCGCGCATCCTCATTGCAAAATACTTTTCATCGGCTACAAAAATACCTGCTCCGATTTTGTCCAGTGCTGCAATAATTCCGTCTAGTTCGGATCCTGCAAGTGCATATTCTGGACCTAGGTCTGACCAGGTTTTTATCCGCTCTACATCCTCAGTGCATTCCCGCAGCATCATGCAGCCCACAGAATCAAAAC